TAGAAGGTGGTATGTTTCCAAATCCAAAGAAAGGATATCAACTTAAACAATTTGTTACAGGCAAAGGTGGTCTAACTCGCACACTCAACCCATTCTTAGGTAAAGGACAAGGACTCAGAAGTGGTCCGACACCATTAGCAAGACAAACACCTCGTCTACTCAAACAAGGTGCAAAGAAATTACTCAAACTAGCACTAACGAGAAGACTATGAAAACTTATAATCAATTTATCACAGAGTTGAATAAGTTTGAGTTAGCAATGAAAACAGGTAAACTTGGACTTAAAACTCTGAAAAGAATTCAAGGAAAAGTTAATAAAGGGATTCTCCCTTTTGCTCATTTTAAGATTGGAAATAAAAGAAAAGTTCCAGTAGATATAATACAAAAATTAAGAAATAGACCTGAAAATCCACTAGGTCAGACATTTACTTCAGTTAAGAGATCTACTGAAAATAGTATGGCTGATGCAATTACTTCAGGTAAAACATCAGAATATACAAAGTTTAGACATAAAAAGTTAAGAGGATTAAGTAAAGCAAAGGTAAAAGAAAAAGATGCAGTTGCACAAGTTAAAAAACTAGTAGATGATAAACCTAAAGATCAAGATATTATAATGAAGAATCTTAAAAATACAGGAGATCAGAATAGATTAATTAATAAATTTGATGATATAAATGTAAAACCTAATTATTCACCATACGATAGTACCATGAGACCAATACGTAGATTTTCTAAAAACTTCACAAAAATGGGAAAAGACCCTGAATCATACTACAAATTTGGTGGAAAACCAACAACAGCAAATATTAAAAAGGGAAGTATTCCTGAACCAAAGAAAAAATAGGTTTATAAAACACAACTAAATAATTGATATTGATCGATGTTATGTCGCATTTGATAATATCAAAAAAGAATGAAGTACATCTTCAGATTGAATCTGATATGCATGTATATTATGAGTTAGCAGACTATTTCACCTTTGAAGTACCTGGTGCAAAGTTTATGCCAACTTATAAGAATAAGTATTGGGACGGAAAGATAAGATTATTTAATATTCAGAACAATCAGATATATGTTGGACTCTTAGATAAGATTGTACAATTTTGCAAAGACCACGAATATACCTATGAATTTGTAAAGAGTAAGTTTTATGGTTTACCATTTGAAGTGAATGATGGTATTTCAGAGGAGGGTGTGAAAGATTATATGAATGCTGTAAGTAAATATAAACCTAGAGATTATCAGATACAGGGAGTACACGATGCTTTAAAATACAATCGTAGGTTATTGATATCTCCAACTGCTTCAGGAAAGTCGTTGATGATATACGGGATTGTGAGATATTACGTTGAAAGAAAATTAAGTATTCTGATAGTAGTCCCGACGACATCCTTAGTAGAACAGATGTATAAAGATTTTGAGGATTATGGTTGGGATGTTGGTTCATTCTGCCACAAGATATATGCGGGTAAAGAAAGAGAAACAGATTCTCAGGTAATTATTACAACTTGGCAATCAATCTATAAACTTCCTCGTAAATACTTCAATCGTTTTGGATGTGTAATTGGAGATGAGGCACATCAATTTAAATCAAAGTCATTAATATCTATAATGTCGAAACTTGATAATGCCAAATATCGTTTTGGTTTTACAGGAACTCTTGACGGAACACAAACACATAAGTGGGTATTAGAAGGATTATTTGGTCCTTCTTATAAGATTATCAAGACTGATGAACTGATGAAGAAAGGTCATGTTGCAACTTTAGATATTAATGTGCTGCTATTGAAACACTCACCAAATAAATTTGAAACATTTGAGGATGAGATACAGTATATTATTGGACATCAAAAGAGAAATAACTTTATCAAAAATCTTGCCCTTGATCTTAAAGGTAATACGTTAATTCTATTTGCTAGAGTTGAAGGTCACGGTGAACCCCTTTACAACTTGATACTAAATAGTAATGTACTAGAGCAACGTCAAGTATTTTTTGTACATGGTGGTGTTGCAACTGAAGACCGTGAAGAAGTTCGATCAATCACAGAAACACAAAACAACGCAATCATTATTGCCTCTTACGGCACCTTCTCAACTGGAATTAACATTAAAAACCTTCATAATGTCATCTTTGCTTCCCCATCAAAATCTCGAATACGAAACTTACAATCAATAGGTCGAGTACTTCGTAAAGGAAGCAACAAAACAAAAGCAACTCTCTATGATATCGCTGATGATATCAGTTATAAATCAAGAAGAAACTACACTTTAAATCATTTAATTGAAAGGATTAAGGTTTATAACGAAGAAAATTTTAATTATGATATAGTCAAAATACCTTTGAAAAACTAATGGGAGAAGAATTTCACGCAGTCCTAAAACTTATTACGGGAGAGGAAATCTTCTCACTTGTTTCTGTCGATGAAAATGATGGAGACTCAATCATTATGCTTTCTAATCCAGTCATAATGAAAATGCTTTCAGGACCACATGGCACATATGTTAAAGTCAAACCTTGGTTAGAATTACCAGATCAAGACTTATTTTTAATTAAGTATGATAAAATTATTACAATGTCAGAAGTAAATGATAAACAGATGATTAAATTCTATAATCGTTATCTAAATGAAGATGATGTAGATATTGAAATTGATGGTAAAGTATCTCTAACAGATAAAATGGGATTTTTAACTACAGTTGATGATGCTCGCCAGAGCCTTGAGAATATTTTTAAGAATAATATAGATAAGCCTAACAACCCTTGAACCTCTACAAAGGTTATTGTACATAAAATTCAGTGACTTGTCAAGTCCCATAAATTATGTTATACTATCAATATATTAAGTCAGGTATATGGCAAAGAAAAAATCAGAGCATTATGTAAATAACCGTGAACTATTAGAAGCATTAATTGTATATCGTGCACAGGTCAAAGAAGCACAAGAGAATGATTTACCTAAACCACGTATCACGAATTACTTAGGTTCTTGTTTTTTAAAGATTGCTACACACTTGTCATATAAACCAAATTTCGTTAACTATATGTTTCGTGATGATATGATATCGGATGGTATTGAGAACTGTGTTCAATATATTCATAACTTTGACCCAGAGAAGTCAAGAAATCCATTTGCTTACTTTACTCAAATCATACACTATGCCTTTCTGAGACGCATACAGAAGGAGAAGAAGCAATTAGAAATTAAGACAAAAATAATTGAAAAGACTGGATTTGAAGAAGTGATGACAGTAGATGATAGTGCAATGGCAGGTAGTAGTTCTGATTATAATACAATTAAAGATAATATTCAGTACAAGTCCTCAAATAGATGAAGTTAGCAATTATTACAGATCAGCACTTCGGTGCAAGAAAAGGTGCTGATTACATACACAGATATTTCAAAAAGTTTTACGATAACACCTTTTTTCCATACTTGGAGAAAAATAAGATTGATACTGTCGTAGATATGGGTGATACGTTTGATAATCGTCGTAATATTGACCTAGCAACTCTTGAGTGGGCAAAGAAAAATTATTATGACAGATTACAAGCAATGGGTATAACTGTCCATACAATCGTTGGTAATCATACTGCATACTATAAAGATACGAATGAAATTAATACAGTAGAATTATTATTAAAGGAATATAGCAATGTTATTGTCTACTCAGAACCAACAACTGTAAATCTTGGTGGATTGGATATTTTAATGCTTCCTTGGATAAATGAGGAGAATAAATTACAAACACTTGAAATGATGGATACTACAAGTGCAGATGTAATTATGGGTCATCTTGAGTTGAATGGTTTTGTGGCTACTCGTGGTCATATGATGGAACACGGAATGGATACAAAGATATTTGATAAATTCTATCGTGTTTACTCAGGTCATTACCATACTCGCTCTAATAATGGAAAGATATATTATCTTGGAAACCCTTATGAGATGTTTTGGAACGATGTTTTAGACACAAGAGGGTTTCATATCTTCGATACTAAAACAATCGAACACAAACCCGTAAACAACCCCTACAGACTATTTTACAATATTTACTATGAGGATACTAATTATAAGTTATTTGATACTAGAGATTTTAAAGATAAAATAGTCAAAGTGGTTGTAAAGAAGAAAACCGACCAAAAGCAATTTGAAAAATTTATAGATAAATTATACAACTCTGGTATTCAAGACCTAAAAATAATTGAAAATTTTGTATTAACCGAAAGTGCTGACTTTGAAGTAGAGGAAACTGAGAATACGATAGGTATATTGAATCGCTATATTGATGAATCTGAGTTTGAAGGAGATAAAACTCTCATTAAAGGAATTCTACAACAAATATACACCGAAGCTTGCGAGGTAGACTAATGTATCTTCTAACACTTAAACACAGACAGGACGATGGTGCCTATGCTGTTCTAAATCGGTATGGGGAAAAAGTTCTCTTTATGTTTGAAGAAGAGGATGATGCGGAAAGATATGCTATGATGTTAAATGATGATGAGGATGCTGACTTAAATGTTATAGAAATTGAAGATACAGTTGCCATAAAGACCTGTAAGCTGTATAATTATAAGTACGCTGTGATCACACCGAACGATATAGTCGTTCCACCACCTAAGAATGATAACGTTTCAAAAGATTAGATGGAAGAATTTTTTGTCAACTGGAGACCAGTTTTCGGAAATAGATTTCCAAAAAAATGCAACGAATTTGATAGTCGGAACAAACGGTACAGGTAAATCCACTGTGTTGGATGCCTTGACCTTTAGTTTGTTTAATAAACCTTTTCGTAAAATTAATAAATCTCAACTTGTAAACGCAACAAATGAAAAAGATACTCAAGTTGAAGTAGAGTTCGATATTAATGGTCGTCAATATCTTGTTCGTAGATGTATGAAACCAAATCTCTTTGAGATAGAGGTTGATGGTCAAAAGATGCATAAACAGGCAGATGACCGTGCAATGCAAAAGATATTAGAAGAGAATATACTTAAAGTTAATTACAAATCATTCACTCAGATAGTCATACTTGGTAGTAGTGCATTTGTTCCTTTTATGCAACTCTCAGGTTCAAATCGAAGAGAAGTAATTGAAGACTTGTTAGATATTCGTATCTTCTCAGCAATGAATTTAATAATCAGAGAAAAAATTAGAAAACAGAAAGATGAGATAAGAGTTTTAGATTTATCAAGAGAGAATGTAAAAGATAAACTGGATATGCAAAAGAAGTTTATTGAAGAGTTAGAGAATCGTGGTAAGGCAAATATTCAAGGAAAACAAGATAAAATTTCAACCCTCCTCGATGAACAGGATGAGTATACATCTAATAATTCTAAGTTAGAGAATGATGTTGAAAACATTTTCGAGGAACTAGAGGGAACAATCGACAAGTATTATGAGAAAGTTGAAAAGGCCCAAAGTAAACAGCCAGATATGGAGTGGTAATTATGGAACATACTAAGGGAATCTTACTAGAGTGCAATCTAAGTGAAGAGGAAATTAATACAATAATCGAAGCATTAAGTCGTGATTATGTAGATAATGACCCCGAAACCTTAGAAAAAGAATACCAATTACAAGGCAAATTAAGGGAAATAATCAGCACTTTTTACACAAAAATAGATGCCCAGAAATTTACTCAAATGCAAGTACAATCAGTTAAGGGCTCAACCCTATGAAGTATAAGGAATTACTGAAGCAATTAAAGGATCTAACCAAAGAACAGTTAGAACTTGAAACCCTAGTTATGATAAGGGATAAGGAAAAATTCGTGAGTCCTATTAGTGGGTTGTTTTTCGTCACAGAATTTGATGAATACGAAGAGGACTTAGAGACAGATCAACCTTATTTGAGTGTTTCGTTCGTCTAATTATAAGCCCATTAAAAATGGCTAAATAAATGTATATGGAATGTGTATAGAGTTCGTGTAGAATGAGTTTAGAATCCTTATAGAATGAGTGAGTTAAATGTGTGTACTTATAGTGATCTTGGCGTTCATTATAACACATAAGTCCGCAGAAGTCAACCCCCACAGTCAAGTATAAGGAAAACGACACATATTGACAGTCCAGAGAGATTCGTGTATAATAAGGGTAATTCGTTATGGGTTAGTGATTATGAGTTAGGTAACACAGTCTAAACAGAGTGTAAACAGATACAACACTCTTATAGGTACAGCTCACACCAGTGCC